TCGACTTTTTAATGAGTTAAGGATGTTTTGTTAAAAATTATGTACGTTCGCCCTGTAATATTCCAATCGACAGTGAATGCAAAAGGTAATGTCTAGACAAAAATGATAGGTTTTGATCTTCCTATCCTCTCTTCTGATGTCTAAGAGACATTGCCGAGCGAGAGCTCCTTAAAGGAGGGAGTGCTCCGGCGTTCTTACATCTTTTTACTTCTTGGGGCCTGGGCTCAACACAAACCCAAAAAAATGTGTAGAATTCAGGTTCTCGGTTAGCCCGCTTAGCTCAGTGGTAGAGCAACCGCCTTGTAAGCGGTAGGTCGTCTGTTCAAGTCAGTCAGTGGGCACCACAGAACAATTAAATAGCGTTAAATAGCATAAACGTTATTCCAGAAGGCCCCAAAAATGGGGCCTTTCTTTTATGGGTTCATTAAATAGCATTAAATAGTATTAAATTTTTCTCAACCTTTAAAGTACACCCGTAAGTACATTTTCGAGTAATCTCTAAAGTACGAAGTCTTAAAGTACATTTTGAGAAGTACGAAGCTTTAAAGTACATTTTGAGAAAAATAAAATGCCGAAAGTTATTAAGCTCCTAACCAATCGCGACATCAAACAACTTTCAACCGTTCCCGGAAGACACGCAGTCGGAGGCGTTAAGGGATTAACTCTTGACGTTAGAAAATACGATGATGCTTTTTCCTGTTCGTGGATATTAAGAAGGCAGGGAAAAAATTCTTTTACGGTTACGATTGGCTCATATCCGGCTTTGTCCGTTGACGAGGCCAGGCAAAAAGCGACGGAGCTTTTAGTTCAGCACGGTGATTCGAATCTTGCTCAGGTAAAAAGGGAGGAGAGAAGAAAACAGCGTGAAATTCAGGCCGCCATAAAAAGACATGATCCAACGATTGAAGAGCTTATTTCAAAATGGCTCGACTGGAAAGAGCTCAGAGGGGAATGGAAGGATTCTTTGCAGGCCAGATACAAAGCTCAGCAACGAATTCAGCGCCACATACTTCCAAATGGCGGAAAGTTGTTAGTTTCTCAGACCACTGCGGAAGACATAGCGGAACTTTTTAAACCGATCTGGCTAGAATTGCCGGCTACAGCTGACATTCTTCTCAACCTCATGAAGAATTTTTTCGTCTGGGCCACAACCGTTGAGAAGGCTCGCAGTTCAAATTTAGTTAATCCTGCAGAATGGCAATATTTAAAACCACTGTTGCCGTCCAAAAAACTCCGGAGAAAAGAGGAACACTATCCGTTTCTGGAAAAGGATCAGCTTCCGGCTTTTTTTGCTGCACTCCACAAGCGTGAGGGAGTATCTCCACGTTGCACGGAGTTTGCAATATTGACATGTGTACGATCATCTAACGCTCGTCTGGCACGTTGGGAGCAGATTGATTTTGATAAAAGGCTTTGGATTATTGATGAAGAAGAAATGAAGGTGTCGGCCAACGGACAGCACATTGTTCCGCTGTCTGACCAGGCAATGAGGATTTTGGAGAAGCAGCACGAACTAAGAAATGTTGATGACGCTGGTTTTGTTTTTCCGTCGTCTCGTCGTTTTAGGGCGCCGCTGGGGAACACTGCTTTAAATACAGTGATTAAAGATTTGCACAATATTGAAGTGCTCGCTGGAAGAGAAGGGTGGATTGACAGACGCCAATCCGAAAAGAAAGGGAAGCCGATGATAGCTGTCCAGCACGCTATCAGCCGAGCTACTTTCGAGAGTTGGGCGCATTCAATTCATGCGCCCGAACGTCCGATACAGTTGATTCTCCATCACGACATAGACCCTCGTTTGGGGAGCGCCTATGACCGTGAGGAGTCGATTGAAGACAAGAGAAAATTGCTCCAGAAGTGGGCTGATTTTTGTTTCTCTGAGATCTATGAGTAGGCATCATGCCGCCCCGGTGCGAGGCTGAGATTTAACCCAATTCTCCAAATCACGAGAGTCATAAACCTCAGTCTTGACATCTAATTTAAACGGTGCCGGGAAACCAGGCAGTTTTGAATATTTATAAAACGTCGGCAACGATACGCCGAGGAATTTAGCGGCCGATGTTTTACGCAAAAAAGAAAAGGGCAACGATGTTGCCCCAACTAATTCTTCTTTCGGATGTTTACGCGGTCTTCCCATTCCGACCTCCATCCAGTTTTTCATAATTCAATTTGTTAGTCATAGCTAGATACTTTCACTCCGTTATACGCACCATCCGGGCGCGTCATTAAGTTCTTTGTTTTGTTCCAGAATTTGATAATGAGTTTCGGGCTGTCTTTGACGATCTCTTCCATGACCGGAAGGAAGAAAGTGACAGCCTCTTGAATTGTTTTGAGCTCGTCTCCGGTCGGAATGTAGAACTTGTCTTTGTTCTTGTACGTCCGGAGATATAGCGATGTCAGGCTATCTGAGAGAGCACACTGCAGCTGATTGGCAAAAATAAGGTCTTCTTCGCTCAATCGGTCATCACCCAGTTCACTGAAAGTCACTCCGGTCAGATTACTGAAATCGGCCAGAGCTCTCATGTCGTCACGATCAAAGTTGCCATTGGGCAATTTAAGTTCAACAGAGAATCCGACATTCGTCATCGTGTTGATAATCACATCAATGCGTTCCTCAGAGATGCGCGGAATCTCAATCCTTCGACACGTGAATTTTTTCCGAGGTTTCTCGTTCCTGGGCATTGTCAGAACCTCACGCGGTCGTTGAGGATCATGTCAGCAAACTCAACGTAGTAATCACAGTCAGGGCGATCGAATCTCACATGAAAACGAAGCGTGTACTTTTTTCTTGACTCATCGGTGATACCTAGAGTTTTGAAAAACAACCAGTAGATTTGCTGTAATTTTTTCTCCGAGTACGGTGCCGTTGTGTCAGCGTGGATGACGATAGTTTTCGCCCAGTCGGGGATTTGAATATTTTCGGTTGTTTGCTTCAGGCTGATTCTAGTAATGTTCATTTTGCTTCTTCCTTAATTCTTGATAACTGGCGGTCGGCTTTTTCGTTCATTAGCCGAGTGATTTTTTCGTCATATTCCGGGGACTCAAGCAACAGATATTCCATTTGCCGAGACACTAAGAGAACGTCAGCTATTTCTTCGTCAGTTTTTTCCATAGCCTCAGCTCGTTTTTGGGCGATTGATTCACCGCCTTCACCGTTCTCTTGCTGAATCATGAGACCGACGTTCTTCAACGTAGCAGCGGCCAGTTCTGCGCCTTCTTCGGCCAGTTTGATGGCCTGAAGGTCCATGCCGTAATGGTTCGCAATAGCTTGTAGCTTTTCTTGTAAATTCATTTAAAGAATCCTTGCTTTATCAAAAAAAAAGAGCACCCGAGAAACGGATGCTCTTGTGATGGGTTCGTTCTTTCGCCAATTAGTGCGGAACTTCGATAAGGATTGAATCGAAAGGAAGAGACATCTGAACGTCTTTTTGATACTCGTCCATTTTTAAAAGCATCACTTTCTTTTCATCTTTCCATTTGGCGAGAGAAGAGGCGCAGAAACTAATCTGCCGTTTTCGTTCGTCGAACTTTGCCTCCAGTCGTAGGGCCTTTTGGTACGTCGACAGGTTGATGTTCTGTAAAGCCTTTACCGCTGCTTCGAAGGCTTGAGCAAATCTGATTTGATATCGTTCTGCTCTTTTTCCGGATAACTTCATTGCCAAAATATTGAAGCCCGTTTGATTCATTCTGAATGCTGGGGACTCAATAAAGACATCCGGATTTTTAGGATGTGGACGGCTTGTGGTTGTCTCCTGAAAATATAGGAGACATAAAAGCTCCGAATTTCGAGCGATCAGGCCTCTAATAATCTGGAGCAAATTGTCATGACGGTATCCAAAATAATCCGCCACGACAGTTGACAGGACGGTGGGCACGCCATCAATAATTTCTAACGTCGGTGGCGGCAGAGTGGTTAATTCATTCATTTTGTATTCCCAATAAAAAAAGCCCCTCAAATTGAGGGGCGGAATGGTGTTTGTTGGTTTCTTGCCGTAATTGAGTTCTTTAGGTGTGAACTGTCAATGTACTATTGGAACTGTCTTAATAAAGTTGTCCCTTGTCTCGTAGCGGTAGGTTCCTTCAATTGTTGGTTTAGGAATAGTTACTTTAATTCCGTCGTAAAAAGGTTTTTCCCTTTCAGCAAGTAGAGCTACATCTCCATAACAGTATTTGTCGTATTCTGAATCACATTCAAAGGCCAAGGCATTACCATCCGGCAAAACTTGAAAGACTCGATAGGTTTTTATTTCATCTAACCAAACTGTCTGACCATCGATGACGGTACAACTAGTTAAAGTTAAGAAACTTATGGGTAGCAGCAAAAGGAGTTTTTTCATTTTCACTGGGTGTTTGAACTGGTGAGGGGCTCATCCTCCTGAAAAAAGTTTAGCGGCTTTCAAGGCGATCTGTAAAGGAAAAAGAAAAACCTCCCGTAGGAGGCCGACTTAATGAACGTAGTTTCTTAAGAAGTCAAAGATATTATCAACTCCCCTAATATTTTGAATTGATCGCTAAAAGCAGTTCGACTTTCTTTCATAGTTTCGAGGGCCCAGCCAAACTGCTTTGCATTTTTTAAGTCCTCATCAGTCAAAGCAAAAACTGGTCGTCCAAGATTTTGGCTAATGGCAATTAACGAATTAAAATCCGAGATGTGTGCAAGGTCGTAAGCCTGGAGATTCAAGCCTAATGCGTCTAAGGCGACCTGAACGTCGGCTCGATTTTTTACGCAACCAAGTCTTGTCAAGCACGGAACTAAGCTAGCATCAACCGAATCACGAATAGCGGTGATCCATTTTTCGAAGGATTTTGCAGGCTCCCTCTTACGGATTCTGTATCGTTGCTGAATTGTTCCTAAAAATAAAGGACAATTAGATAACGAAGCTACTGCACGAGGTGTTGCTGAAGCAGCTTTAAAGGCAGACAGATCGCTGTGCCATATCTCTATGTACTTAGTCAGCGAGCTAACAGCTTGCCAGCAGAAAAAGTCCGGTGTAGTAGGAACGATGAAGTAGTCACTAGACATCAACATAACTTCGTTTAAGCCCCCTACATTAGGACTCATGTCTAAAATCACATAATCAAAACCACGATCCCTGGCCAGACTCTTTACAAGTTGCGGTAAAGCTCCAGGAAGATTGCGTGTTGCAGGAACGCCTGCAGCGATCTTTAAGGCAATGCTAATTTGAGAATCTAAACTGGATATATTTAGGCTACCCGGTAAGAGAAATAGATTCTCGTTCTGTGTTTGGTGTAGCCTTCCCTTCTCGGCGTCTAATATCCCCTCAGGAGTTTCCCCGTCAATAATCCGGTCCACGATCGGCATTAGAGTGAGATTATCTCTGCTACTGTAGAACGAATCCAAGCCATCACTCAGTCCAGCATAACCCAAAATTAATCCAGTTAAATTGCATTGTGAGTCCAAGTCAACTAGCAATACCTTTTTGTTTAGATTTGCCAAGGACCACCCAAGATTAAAAGCTGTTGTCGTTTTGCTGACTCCGCCTTTATGATTAAAAAGTCCAATAACTTTTGCCATCTGAGCCTCCTCTTATGCGAGGATTTTAGCTTATTCAGGTAAAAAAACTAAGGCATATTTTCATGAAGTGCGGTGTAACTATTAACTTTTAGTATTTAGAATATCCTCTACCTTCCGTAAACCCTGCCATAAAGTTTGATAATCATCCAGGTGTTAAACATACTGGCGATTGCAAGTGCAAGAATGCTGATGCCAATGCATGACAATAAAAGTGAATCCATAGTTTTTCCTTCGGTAAGTTAATGGCAAAAATAAAGCCCGCTTGTGCAGGCTTGGAGGGAATTTGGCTCGGTTGATCCGGCTCAACCGAGAAAGCCTTTTCTTGTTGCACCGTACTGTAGTGCCCGATGCGAATATTACACAAAACTAGTTTTTTATCGGTAGAAACCCTGCCTATTTTGCGTAGTCTGTAACCTAACAGGTTATGCGCAGTGTTGCAAACGTAGTTTCAAAGGGTTTGCTCATTTATTTGCTCCAAAAGAAAACCGCCCGGAGGCGGCTGTTAAATGTCTATTTTTTCCCATCCCATTAGTTCAGGGAAATCATCATCAAAATCAAACTCAACAGGTAACGAGCAAGCTTCTAAAAATCTTCCGCTTGTGTACGTCAAGACTCTCTAAAACAACTCACCAGTTTCGGCGTTTTTTAAAAGCACAAGGATCTGGTCGTCCTCCTCAAAAGTGTGAGTGCGAGGATCGTCAATGTTTTCAAGTTCTAGTTTCATTTATTGGTCTCCGGTTGGTAGGGAGCGGGGAGGGCTCTAAAAGCAATCACATCAGAATGTGCGGTTCCCCATCTTCCCAGCATGTCGAAATAGTTTTGCTGCACGTAATCTGCATCCTCGTCTTTAAATGTCACCAGGTACTCTCCGCACTCCGGAGGATTAACCTCCGGGAACGGGTTCCATCCATCTGGGTTGTACTCAGGAAACTCTTCAAAATAGTCCTTGTCAACTCTCATAGAAAGTTTGAAAACTTCAGATTCCAGCGAAATGTAATCGGTTGGATCTTTCATTTGTTCTCTGCAACACGTTGCAATTCTGTCATCAGATACCACCAACTGGTTGATCTTGTCTTTTAAGGCAAGGTCTTTAATCTTCCACATTTATTTCTCCAAAAGAGAAGCCCCGCTCTCGCAGGGCTTATGGTTACTTATTTATTGTCTCCACCGGAGCGTCCTGAGATGTTCCAACGACCTCGCCATCTTCGATGTCTTTGAAATCCTCGACGCTGACGGCATTGATGTCGATTACGTCGTTCGGGTCGATCTTTTCCCCGGCTTCTCGTTTCGCGTCAACATTAGCCACCTGCAGAGCCTCAATTGAAACAGGCAAATATTTGAACAACCTGCGGATAACGGTCTTCAGGGCCATGGCCTCAAAATAGTTGTTCCAAATATTTTTACTCTTGGCCTTGGCTTTAACAGCCTCAACCTCGGCGCGAGACATGACCTCGAACTGGTATCCGCCTCCCTTGAGGTTAGCGACTGCGTAGACAAAGGTGATCGGTTTTTTAATGCGGTCGGCTTCAACACTTGGTACATGATGAATGTCCGGATGGAGGCCGAGTTGATAATTAAAGTCGTCACCTTCGTGGACTGCGAATGCGGACAGAGACAAAACTTGTCCGGATCTTCTTGCCAAGTCAATCATTCCGCGGTAGCCCAAGATTAGCTGGCACTGGTTACCGTAGGGGACAAGGTATGCTTGCCCAAGAGCAGACCCGGGTTCAAGTCCAAGCTGAGCTGACTGCATGACCGCTCCGAGGAACGAGGCCGGTGTGGTATTGAGAAGGGCTGGAGTTTTACGCAGTTCGGTCGCGGCAATTCTTGCCATCCGGTCAGCGCTCAGATGTTTTGGGACGGCCAAGGCGAGTTGCTTTTTAAACTGGTCGGAAAGGACCTGTTGAACGATCGCGGGAGCTTTCGTCTTTGGTTTTGCGACTGGTGCAGAAGGTGCGCCGACAGCGGCGGCGAGTTGGTCAGATGTGGACATAATTTAATTCCTATGAAAAAGCCCCTCGCACTGGAGGGGCTTGGAACATGAATAGAAAAGCCTCCGAAGGAGGGGGGCAGAGGTTTATTCTTTACTTTGAGCTTGCTCTTTATTTTTAAGGAAGGGTAAAAGCTCATGGAAGGGGCTTCCATGTACTTTTTGTTCAACGTATCGGAGAGGTCTTTCGTCCAAAGTCTTCAAGATGCTATCCAAGAGTTTTATTCTGAGGTCATCCTCCATATCAGAACCTTCTTCTGGGGGTAGTTGTTCTATCTCTTTTCTGAATCCCTCATATGCGGCGGCAATAGATGCCTTAAACCCATAGTCCTCACTAAGTCGGAAGCAGTATCCTATTTGTTTAGTTGAAACCCAAGCGAACCAAACTGGAGCAGCGATAGAAAGGACAGAAATCAGGATGTTCAAGAAAATAATAGATCCAGCCGCTTTTTCAGGTTTAATCAGAAGTTCCTGCATGGAATGAAGCCTGAAAAATGCTATGACTAGAGCGAGGACCAAAGAAGATATAAGGCCAAAAACCCACCATTTTTGCGTTGTGAATAAATCCTTCCTTCTGGTTTCAAACTCTTTAGCCAGTCCGGCAGCGGTTGCGGAGGTAAGGGCCTTTTCTGCATCTTTCAGAGTGCGTTGTATACGTAGTTCCGTATCGGAAATTTTTTGACCTATCAAGTTGGAAGATTTTTCAATTGAATCTATCTTCTCTTTTGATTTCGAAGCCTCTTCCAATAGATTTTCTAATTCGCCGAGCTTTTCATCTGAACGATCCTCCATGGCTTTGATTTTTTCATCAAAAAGCTTCGAAGCATCTTCTGTTTTATTATCTAGCTGATCGTAAAATTTTCCTTCATCCTCTTCTAGCTTTGTGAAAAGATCCTCGGCTTTTTGTGTGACTTCATTTTGTGTTACATCCATGGACGATTTTCTTTCCGCCACGTCTTTCGAAAAAGAAACGGTCAATTCTTCGATTTTTGTCTTGTTACCAAGCATAGATTCGAGCCAAGAAGACAAATCATCTATGTTTTCGAACTTTCTTTCAAACTTGTCCAAGGCGTCATAAAGTTTGTTTAATTTTTTCTCGGCAGATTCAAACCGCTTACGTTGTCTTTCAATCTCGGCTTGTGTAGGAGGGACTATAGGTTGTTCTGACATGGCAGTTATCTCGAAAGAAGAGTACCGGCGATAAACCCAATTGAGAAGAAAAGGGCTGCGACTAAAATTATTACTATTTCGTCCATGGTAATTGATTCCTTTAAAGTTTCAAGAGGGAATTTTTGGAAGAATCCTCGGCAGTAGTAATTACGCGCACACGCGCATGACGCGAGTGGAGCTCTCTTTTAGATAGTCAAAGTAATCATTCAGGTGTTCCTGTTTGAAAGAGTCTGAGTCGAAGCGCTTGGATGTCTGGGTCTTGTACGTCAAAACCTTCTTGCCGTCCAAAGTCAGAATTTCGTTGTCTTTCATGTCGATGGCGATCTTGGCTTTAACCGCGTCTTGTTGCTTCTTGAGTTCTTTAATTTCGCCATTGAGGCGAGCATATTCGCCGTAGTTAATAGCCAGATCACCTTGAGCTTCGATAGCTTTACCATTAGATCTCCCGTAGAGCTTTAGAACGTCCTCAATGTTTATCGGTTCCGGAGGCGTTTTAGTTAGAACATAGTTGTTCCAGAATGCAGAGCATTTTTCCTTGATGACCTGGAATACATCCGGACGAGCATCTACCCAGTACATCCGGAAATCAGATCCTCCGATTAGAACCGCGAGATACATTCCTTTGAGCTTAAGAATGCCGCAGTACCACTGAATCTGAGTTTCGTAGTAAAGCGGAATTACGTGCTCTGTTCTCAGATTGTTTTGTTTAATCTCGAGCTCCTGGCTCGGGCCCCAAAGGTCAGCGGTAAAAGCGTTTGCCGTCTTAGCCTCAAAAGCGACATCCGTGTTAATAATGCGCTCGACGCCCGTGATGTCGGCATACTTCTCAATTTCTTCAACCTTCAGTAGCGGCCGAACTTTTCCCGCAATCTCAGGATTGATAATCGCTCGGTCGATGTTTGCAATCGCCCAAGGAGTTTCCGGATCAGCGAACTGGTGAGAAACCTTTTGAACTCTCTTGCCGGTGCGCAGCTGAAATTCTTTTGCGACCGTATCTTCGAGAACGGTTCCCCAGTAAGCAGGCTCGGACATTCCCTTGTCCTCAGAGAGACCGAGTTTGTCGTTCCAAACGTCCAGCGGCGTCTTCCACGGATTCAGCCCAAGAACCGCTGCAACGTCCGACCCGCCGATACCTGTACGCCGTCCCTCTAACCAGGCGGCTCTGTGTTCGTTAGTCATTTTCTACTCCAATAAATAAGGCAGCGAAGGGACCTTGAGACCCCTGCGGTAAGGCTCCCTTTTTCTGTCTCTTCGGTTTTACTTTTGTTGCGTAATACTCTCGGCCCTTCTTGTTGATTTCTTCTTTGTGCTCAAGGTAGTAGAGGCGCTTCCTCTCTTTCTCAGTGAGTTTTAATGCCATCCGTTTTCCTTCAGATACTCATCAAACAAAGGCTCAATCTCAGGATGTCGTTCATCCTCACCCTCTTCGGCAAGTTGGTTGATCCGCTCGTCGCAGTAGCGAGGAATGTATTTCTCAAAGAAATCCTCAACCAGGCGCTCATACTCAGCTTGCCGTTTTTCTTCCTGCCAGCTCATTTGCCAGAGATCTCCTGGCCCGGGGCATGTTCTCGGAGTTACATGCATAGCAGCCACCGCTGAAAGGCATCGGCGCCGAGGACTAAGGTCAACGTGCCGAAAAACAGGACGAAGGCGATCAGAGCGCAGAGGAAACATGCGAGATCGTCCTCTAACAGATCATCAAATTTTTTATTCATGATTGCCTCCGATAGGCAAAAGGCTCCCCACCCGAGCTCCAAGGAGTTCAGTTTGTTTACCGCTCAGGCGGGGATTTAAGAAGAGAAGTTAAGAGTTACGAGAAACAAGTTGTCTCATTCGGCTGATGAACCACATCGGCTCATGCCAAACATCGTAGAAGCGGGAGGCGTCAGGGCGTCCCTGCCTGTAGGCCTCTTTTGAGGCCCATTGAATTTGCGGCTTGAACAAGTCATCGAAGTAGTAAATCAAAGACTTGATCGCCTGGAGCTCGTTGTCAGTGATGTAATGCTTGCTGACAGGAATTGCCGGAACAGCCGGAAGCGGCTCAGAACCCGAAGAACTGATCGTAAAGCTCGGAAACTGGACGACGTAATTTTGTAGAGGAACTTCTCGCTCCTTTACATCAGGGACGTTGAAATCCGAAACTTTTAGACCGTCAACGAATGCAAGCGCGGCCTCAAAATCTCTTTGCAGCAGGCAGGTGTAGCGAGGAATGCGGAAGCGTCTCTTGAGTGCTCGGTAAACAAAGCTGTAGTTTTTGTTTCCAAACAGGGCATGAGTTTTGCGCATCACGCGGCTGGAGAGTTCGTACTGCTGCTCGTTGGAGATTAATGCGTTGTCCTGCTCCTGAGCTGAATAACAACCTTGCTTTCGGATTGCCGGGAGGACCTCATTCGTGACCCAGCGCTTGAATTGTTTCGCTTTCGGAAGCTTCGAACCGAAGATCAAGGCGTACAGGCCGCTTTCGTTTACGCAGTTGACTGTTTGCTTACGATTCAAGCGATCGTTCATCTCGAGTTTAAAGATGTCGTCAGGATCAACGTGGTTTTTAATAGCGTCTTTGTGGTTTGCGAAACCAAGAACATCACAAATTTGTTTAGCTATGAAAAGCGGGTTAAGGATATCGCCAAGAATCGTTAACGATGTGTTCTCAAATGTGAAAGCTAACGTATTTGACATTTAATGTCTCCACTAGAGTTTTAACCCTGCGACCGAGGCTAATCGGGTGAGCAGGAACAAACGGGTTAGCCTTACCGTCTAGTGGAACGGCGCACCGAAGTGCCCCGTTTGTTCCGCCCGTTAGAGACATTAGGATGGGGTAGCGAAACGCGACCTCATATAAACCCTAATAAGGGCGATGGCCTAACAATCCGCTAGGTCATCTCTTGTAGGCAAAACAAAAACCGCTTTCACGATCATTGGCGGCCTACACGCCACTAGAACTCGGGAGGCTAATCCCGTGTCTGTTTTTTTTGCAGACAAGATAAGTTTAGCGACTTTCATGGAGACTTGTAAAGGCCTTAATTTTTAACATCTGGATAGATGTCTCGGTCAATCGTTTGCCACACCAGATCAGAAATGAAATTCGACGCATACTCTTTAAAGAGCGCCTTGACTTCCTTCTGGGCCTCAGCAGTCGAAACAACGTGAGCCAGATCAAGTGTTACCTCTTTCTTTCCATAGAGCAGGGCGGACACCACAGCACGCTCTGCATACGTGAGAGCATCAGTGAGACAAATTGCAGAACCTCGTTCTTTCAAAATGTCTTCAACAGCAACATCAAAAATCTGTTTTTGTTCATCTACTAACAGGTCCATGTTTCTCTCCTTAAAACTATGTAAAAAAGACCACATTCAAAAGCTCCCCTAAGCGCAAAAATTGGAACTAAAAAATTGGTAAAAGCCTGGGGAGCTTATGAAGATGGTCTGAACTATCAAGTTTTTCTTAATAGTTGTGGATAATAAAAAAAGCCCACCGAAGCGGGCTGATTAGATTATTTGTTCTCGCCATAATAATTGGGGCTGAAGCCAGCTGAGCCTGTGGCTTTTTATTCCTGATGATGTAATTGCTCAAGCAATTTGTCGGCTTCTAAAGCTTCGGATGACAGTTCTTGGATTCGCTTGAATTTATCCACTGATGTCAAACTACTGTTTCTTCGAGCGAACTCAATAAGATCTAGGTTGCGCTCTATCAGCGTTTCTAACAATCCTTGCATTTCCTCTTTAGTCATAGAAAGCGAGAGGTTCCCGCAACAAATCGCGCACGGTACATCTTGCTCTTTATCAGTCATTGTTGTCTCCTTTGATGTTCAATTCATTCAGAAACCCCTTCCGCTGCCGTTCACTGAACAGACACAAGAAAATTGACAGGGAAGGGGCTTTTGAATGAGCTATTAGAAAATTTCTAATAAGTGGGTTCTATAATCGATTTAGACGGACTGGATCAGGTTGACCCTAGTGATCCTCCCCAGACGGAATGCAGTGTGAGAACACTGAGAAATGCGTCTTAATGGCGGGCGCCGGAAACTGTCCTAGCGGCAGGCCGGCGCTTTTGATTTACTCCAAGCTAAGTATTCCTCAAACGTGACAAAGCTTGAAGAGAACTTTATGGCCTGTTCAATCAAATCAAGTTTGGTATCGCAATAAGTATCGAACGGCCGGCCAAGCTTGAACCCGCTGAGTATTAAGCCGTCCGCACTAAAGTCTCCGCTTTTATTCAAAGCACCGATGACGAAATCAATAAATTCTTGAGCTTGAGGACTTACCGGGAAAAGGCGATTGAGCGTTTCGTCCGGCAAGATTCTCTCTGCGAATTTAGTGTTGTTGAACTCGCCACAAATGCCTACAAATAGAACATCCTCACCGCAAGTTACGGGAGTGAATAGAACAGGAATCCAGCGGGCCTGATACTTCGGAAGACTGGGGAAAGGTATTTTCATAGGATTCTCAGCAATACCTGCGCAGGTAGTTGTAGATTTCATCAACTTCCCAGCCGCGTCCGAACTCGCAGGCATAATCCCAACAGTTTCCATAGTCGAACTCATTTCGTTTGGCCAACTCGTCACAGTAGGCCTTGGCAGCTCTTTTCTGCTCCAGTAATTCGAGCCGTTGTTTCTTCGTTAATTTCTTCGGTTTTTCCATGGTTATCTCCAGAGAAGAAGTGCTCGTCTTTCCGAGCCGCCACCCTCCTAAAATTGAATTGTCTAAGCTCAATTTCTAAGGAAGGAAAATGAATGTCTTTAACAAGTACATCCTCTTGGTCTCTGCTATCAAAGAGAAGAGGATCGTGACCTTTAACTACGACGGTCTGGATAGAGTCGTTGAATGCGCGACACTCGGCTACACCACCGCAGGAATGCCTGCCGTTCGTGGTTACCAAATAGAAGGAGATACGCATTCAGGAACAGTCCCTTGCTGGCGGCTGTTTTTGATCGACAGAATCCGCGGACTAGTTTTAACCGAAGAGCATTTTTACAGCGAGCCGCCTTTTTATAAAAAATCTGACCCATCATTCTCGCGAATCGACGCTGAGCTCTAGCTTCTGCTCCGCAATCACAAGGGCCGGCGGGAAAGGCTGGCTCATTGTTTACGGCACAATCGCTGTCGTGGACTATCTCTTTCATTGTCACTCCTTAAAAACAAAAGGACACTCCGATTAAAGCCACTCAAGAGATCTACAACTACTGACCGACCGTTCGGAATGTCCTTATGTTTGCGCTCTACAGTTTCTCTTGCGAGAGCGCTTAGCTCACCCGGCTTACGATGCCGAGCCGCCTGAGTTACTGTTCTTGGTTTTCATTTCCTCGTTTGGTTGGTTTCTCAGGACCTCAACGCAGTTTGCTGTTCTTGATACTGCGTGCATCTCAAATGCGCTATTTGTCAGAGGTCTCTAGCTGAAAAATGCTGACTGGCTTCCCTTTTACCTAAGTCATTCATTTCACTGACTGCTGGTGTTCGATTGTCTGTCTTCGCGTGACCAGCACCGCCTGCACTTGGCCGTTTCGAATTTTTTCACTAGCAGGCTCTTTTTCTACCTGCTGCGTCGGCGTTTAGTTCTCCATGGCGCCGATTCTGAAATTGTCTTTATTGGAGGAACATCGTCTTGTCCTATAAATTTGATAAGCAAATATTACCATATAGGTAATAAATTATGCAATCAATTAGGTTAGATTTTTGTTACCAAGACGATAAGATTTATTTGAGTTGAAAGTTTGTTGTTTTTCGGAGACAACAAAAAAGCCGCTCTCGCGGCAATAAAAAACCGCCCGGAGGCGGTCAAGAATGATTTCAGTGATTATTCATCAAATTCAAAGGGCAGTTGTCCTCCGAAAGCTAGAGAGAACCTTCGTTCGTATTCTTCTACTGACTGACTAGTTTTGGCGATACCGACAACCTGCCAAATATGTGCACGCAAAGCTGTTAAGCCAATTTCGTTGAGGAATTGGTGGAGTTTGTCGTATTTTTTGCCTTTTGATTCTTTTTTCGCTTCCTTGAGCAACGCAAGGAGCTTGCCATTGCTCTTGGCCAAAGGAAGGTAAATGAACTTCAACGTTAGATGATAATGTTCCCAGTTACGACCTCGGACTGGGACTGGTATGTCATAAAGCCTCTGCCATTCTGCGTATAAGTCGTCCGGGAACTCTTTCGACCATTTTCTTGCCTCTTCAAGGATGTACTCTCTGAAGGCCGCAATTACCGCTGCTTTTGTAGAGTTGTATCCAGCGAGCTTGTAAACAAGTTCTCTAATACCTAACTTGGCAGAGGCTTGAAGAATTATTGAAGCGTTTTTTACTAAAAAAGTTTGATTTGATTTGAGACGATTGTCGTCATTTGCCTTTACGATAGCCTGACAAATATCGATCAAAATTGTTACGTCGTATCCGTGAGCTTTTACTTCACCGCCATCTATATTTGTTTTAAAAACAATAGGATGAGAGCTATTTTTTAATAATTCACTGCCGGCATAATCAGAGATAAATTGGGTAGTTAGAAAAGAAGGAAAGGTATCTCCTCTAATACTAGTGAACCCCAAAGCCTGCGCCATTCCTCTTTGGCTAATTACTGCAGTATGAGCAGAATCGTTCAGAACATAACAGGGTATATCAAGTCCCAAGACTTCTTTGAAACTTCCTTTGTGGATGGCCTTAAAGCCTCCGCTCTTTACTAATGCTGCATTGCGTGCAATTTCAGATCTGCGCTCGGGAGAGAGTTTCTTGGCTCTTTCAACACCGCCTTTGGACTGCTTAGTTTTATCATCCATAGCAAGCACCTAAAAATATAATCTGCTTGCTTGATTGTAACTGATTTTGTTCTTTATTGTTAAAGGTTAATCAGTTACTTTTATGTACAAGAAAACCGCCTGGGGGCGGCTTCTAAGTTATGGGTAGATTATTTCTTTAATTTTTTAACTTCGTTTAGGAATTTTTTAAAGTCTCTGCCTATCGGCTGAGTTTTGTTGAAAATTTCGTATTCTTTGTGAGCTTTTTCTTCAGCTTGCTTTTTAGAAACCTGTCCGTTTCCTTCTAAAACCGGGAGGTCATTGAATGCCAGGAACTTATCTACAGACTGGCGCAGCTCGAGCATACTAAAATTCTTCTTGCGTTCAATCTGTCCTTCAATGTAATCAAAATAACTGTTGACGGAACGCTCTAATGACTTGAGCTCCTTTTCGTCCAAATAGTTTTTTGCAATTGTCGTATCTGATTTATTGACACGCCCCTCCGGGCTGTTAGACCACGTTTTCAAACCCATGTGTGGCTTCGTGTGGTCTGCTCTGGCATGAATAATCTCGGCGGCAGTTTGATTGTTGATGGCAAAGTGAAAACGGTTCTGAACAGTTGCAAAAAAGCGTCTTGCTTCCAATGAATGACTGTCGTAGTCGATGCTGCATTCCTTGAATATTTCAGTAACTTGAAGCCAGATCCGCTGTTCGCTTGCTCGGATGGAGCGAACTCGTTCCAGCAATTCTTGAAAGTAGTCTTTTCCAAGAACAGTCTTCGCTTGTTTTAGACGATCATCATCTAGGGCGAATCCTTTGATGATGTACTCTTTAAGAACTTGGGTTGCCCACTGGCGAAAATGTGTCGCTTGCTTACTGTTTACTCGGTAGCCGACTGCAATGATGGCATCCAGATTGTAGTGCTTAACGGAACGATTGACCGTGCGAGACCCTTCTTGGCGAACTGTCAAGAAAATCTTGATAGTTGAATCTTCATCGAGTTCTCCAGAACGATAGATTGCATCCAAGTGTTGCTGAACATTCTGAGTGGTTGTACCAAAGAGATCAGCCATCATCTTCTGAGTGAGCCACATGGTCTCATTTTCCACTAGTACAGCAACGACGGGGCCGTCATCAATATTGCCGTAAAGGACGATGTTTTTTTCTTCCATATTTTTGAAATTCGATGTTTTGTTAGCCACTTATTTTAAGACTGGTTAAAAAGGAATAAGCTTCATCGTTACCGGTTTTGGTAGCGGGGTTTTACCTGATAGGTAATCTTGGTTGAAGCTGTATTAACGCCTTAAAAATAAATAAAAAAAGTAAGCCGCCCGGAGGCGGCGTTTGTTATTTTTTTAATAATTGAACAATTACGATCGACCAACCTATGATGGCAACAACCAGCGGCACTAGGATTGCTCCTACTATCCATTTTGTTTGCTTTCCAATGGCCTCGGAAACATGGGTGAGTGTACGTTGATCGGATACGGCAATTTTTCCTTCCAGATCTTTTATGTCGGCTTTGGTTGCAAAGCTTTCCAGTCTGCCTTCTATGTACCCTAGACGAGTCTCATGTCCCATCATTATGCCCACCGAGTCTTGATCTCTTTGAGCTAATTTTATCTTATTCCCCTGATCGGCTTCCATTGCGTTTACCTTACTTGGTTATTTTTCCAGGCCTTGGCTTTTTTGATTAACTGGAAGTAGTCGAATCTCAATTCACAGCTGCAAACGTTGCACCTTAAACGCATGTAAACACTAGGAGGTTCATCTGAGGGCTTCAGGATAAATTTTGCGTCTCTCACTCCTTCAGTAACAGGAGGAGTTGTATACCTGACGGAGTTGGCCATTTCCAATGCTGGTTCTCCTACGCACATGGCCGAGCTCTCAGTGATCATGCTCCAGTCGTTACTTTTGCACCAGGGGCAAGAAGATCTATTGATTGCATTCAGATACTCAACGACTAATGGTGCATCACAAGAAAGAAATTGTTCTGTCATAGCATATTTCTCCAATTAATAATATTTGAAGATTTTTTCTAAAGTTCTCAGCAAGGGAAGTTCCATATCGGCTCCTTCTATCCATTCAGTCGTATCTTTTGAGATTCATGGAGTTGACGACTCGCCCCAAAACTTGAAGCCTAAATTCAACTTCTTTGATGGGAATCTCGAACGGCCTGTAAAGGGAGTTGTCTGAAATAAAGAGAACGGCTCCGGGAATGCGCTGAACCCGTTTCACATATAGATCTCCATCTACAAGAACACAGAAAACACCATCCCGCTTAAGATCCCTGTCTTGACGGTCCACTACGATCAAATCGCCATTTCTAAAGGTTGGTTCCATTGAGTCACCAGAGGCGGTTATGAGTTCATACCCTTGCTCCCTAATCTTGCTAATGTTTTCTTGGAACCAAGGCCGTGAGACTTGGATTTGTTCAACGAAGGCATCATCCTCATAATTCTGGATGCCAGCTGACCCGCAGCAGGCTTGGATGTTGATTCTTTTCAAGTTGATGATGTTGTCATCTGGCCAGTCGTCCGGAGTGTGGTTGGTGTCCATCCAGCCGTAACTGAGCCCTAATTTTTCTTCGATGTCTCTGGCCAGCTTATCCCCCATTTCATAAAACGTTCCATTTCCTCTATCAGATCGGTTTCTTATCTGGCCCAGCGAAGGATGATTTCGTTTCCTTCCTAACTGTTCGTTCAGCTCCGCAATGGAGCCAGCTCTACTGACGAGTGTATTTAAGTTATCTCGACGAATTTCAGCGACTGTTTTCATAGTTATCTCCTTAGGCACAGCTTACCAAATTGATAATTGACAATTACCAATTAGATAATGATAAAATCTAACCAAATAGGTAATGGTGGTTTTTATGAAACTTGCTGAATTTTTTGAATTGACTGGATCGCCGTCCAAGAAGGCATTGGCTGATTTTTTAGGTGTTCCAGCCTCAAATATTTCAAATTGGATTAGGAATGAACGTCCTATCCCTTCCCGTCACTGCGCAAAAATCGAACAGTTCACGAAAGGTGCAGTGAAGATGGAAGAACTCCGGCCTGATTTTCCTTGGGATGATGCAAAGAGAGTTATTGCTGACCGGATTTCTTCCGTTTGAATAGGAGCGCTAAAAAATGCGTAAATATTCGAGCATTACACCCAAATTCTGGATAGGGAAGACTGGTCGGAAACTAAGATGCGATATTTCGGCCAAATTGGTGGCGGCTTATCTGCTTTCTTGTCCGAACAATGACATGACCGGAGTCTTTTATTGTCCGCTGTGCCAAATCTCAGCAGAAACTGGTCTTCCGTTAGAAGCCCCTTCGGTGCCCCTTCCAAGCCCCTTCCAAGGTCCTTTAAAGGGTATTCGAGAGGCTTTGGAGACCCTTCAAAGGGAAGATTTCGCCATTTACGACTATGAAAGCGAGTATGTGTTCGTCAAAAAGATGGCGCTATTTCAGATTGCTCCGGAATTAAAGCCAACAGACAAAAGAGTAACGGGTATTAGGACAGCTATTGAATCCATGCCTGATAACTTTAAATACTTGTTTATTAAAGAATATAACGAGTGTTTTAATCTTGGTTTTAAGAATATTCCTTCACCCGAAATTCAAGAATTCGGCGTTCAGACACAAGAAGGAGACGACCTCCCATCAAGCCCCATAGAAGCCCCTTCTAAGGCCCTCCGAAGCCAAGAACAAGAACAAGAACAAGAACAAGAAACATATACACGCACCGAAAAGAACGAAAAACAGTCGGAACTTGCAGAAAATTTCGCGGGGCGTGAGTGTGAAAAACCAGTTTCTCTTAAAACTGAAGCCATTGAGGAAGAACTTCCGCTTGAAGAGCAGGAGGCAAGTGTTTCCAAAAAGGAAATAGTTGAACCGAAGCCAAAAAAGGAAGTCAAGACACAACGCCTCCAGAAACCTGAGGAATTGACTGACGAGTTTTGGCAGGACTTTTTGGCTTATCGAAAGCAAAAGAAGGCGCCGGTAACGGAAAGAGTGGTTTCGCTTCTTCGTAAGGAAGCTAAAACCGCCGGCTGGAAATTGGAAGAGGTCATCAATGAAATGATGGTCCGCAACTGGACAGGGTTCAAGGCCGATTGGGTTAAAGACGATTGGAAAGATCCAAATGCTCATTGGGTCTCAGCAGCTGAATACAACAAAGAACTTCCTCCCGTCACGTATTCAACCGGTGCCAAAAACAAGTTCGTAGAGAAGCTCCATGCAGGCATGAGAGCCTACGACATCAAAGACCTTCCCAACAATGAGGAGCAGAGATGATGTTTGCCGCTGCTGCCGTTGTTCGAGACGATCAGGGTAGAACGTTTTACGAGCATCCGGACGCATTTACGACTACCCAGTTGGTCTTTTTTCCACGCCTGACTGACAGCGAGCTAGCTCTCTATCAGGCTGATGCGATCTACGAGGATGAAATTGAGGTGTTGCCCAGAAGACGGCCACAAGTTCCGACGGTGCTGTTTTCGTTCTGTGATGAGCCTAATCACATTAAGGCCGAATTTCTCCGAGGCAAGACTGTTCTGATCGACTTTATCGATGTTGACGATACGCCCGAACTCAGAGAAACCGTCCGTCGTTGGATGCTCGAAATTCCCAAATCCCTACCTGCCGCCGTTGTCGTCTCGGTGATGTTCAAAAACAAACAACTGATTGCATGGAAATTTGACTATGAATCCAAAAAATACAAGCGTTTCGCCTGAGCTGGATGACTACTGGGGCGATCCGACGGGCGGAGTCGAGATAGAAACATCGCTCGCCGACTACGAGAGCAGGGCGTACAAGTCTCCTGAGTTTTTTATCAACAAGGACGTTCTTGAGTTTAAGAACGACTTCCAGAACTATCTGGACGCGAAGAAGACTCATGTTGCCAAGTTCACGCTTCCCTTCACGCAAACCAATGAAGGCTGCATCGGTCGACCGATCGATTTTGAATTTCGTCCCGGAGAACTAACGGTGCTGGCTGGTGAAAACGGTTCCGGAAAATCTCTTCTGCTAGGGCAGATTGGACTTCACCTCATTTCATGCGGGGCTTCTCTCTACATCGCCTCCTTTGAAATGGCTCCGGTACGGACGATCGAAAGAATGCTCATGCAGACGGTCTGCAGCACTGATAAACGGATGATTGAAGAGCCTGACGTTGACCTCTTCTTCAAACAATTCGCCTCCAGGATGCGAATTTGTGACCTTCAGAGAAAGGTTTCTCCGGACGAACTTTTGCGCCTCCTTGATTCAGCTGTCCGTGACTACAAGTCAGACATCCTCTTTGTTGACTCTCTGATGATGTGTGTCAGAGACGACATGGACAAGAAGGAAACCGATTATGTGATGACCAAACTGGTGGAGTTTGCCCGGACCAACAATGTCCACATTGTCGTTGTGGCCCATTGCCGTAAGCGTGGCGATGCCAGTTCAAAAACTTACTCCGTCTTTGATTCAGCTTCAAAAGACTCAATCAAAGGGAGCTCCAACATCACGAACATTGCCTTCAATGTTTTCGTTTTGGCTCGTGATTTTTCCAAGGTGCAAAAGAAGGCAGAAGGAAAAGATGTCGATGACACCAAGCCTGATTTTGTTTTGAACCTGTGCAAGCAGAGAAACGGAGCTTGGGAAGGTTTCATCAAGCTTTGGAGAGACAACGCCAGTCTGAATTTCTGCACGTCGTGGACGCGTGTTCCAGTGAGGCCATGGCTGGATTTAACAAAGTCCGAGCCGGCGCCGGAACCCTACTTTTAGGAGGTTTTATGTCTGAGAGTGCATGGCAGATGCTGATGATCATTTTGGCGCCGGTGGTGTTCATCAATCTGGTGCTGTTTGGGCTACTCGTGAGGGCGGCGCTTCAGATCAGTAAGGAAACCAAATTAACCGATCGGTTAAAAAGGAGTTAAAGCATGGACGTTTTTGGATATTTTTGCGTGTACGTGCTCGGATGCTGTGTGATCGGTTGCTATTTGGCAGGGAACGAAATGAACTTTGATGTCCTTAATTTCTTCGCTCTGGTAGGTCTATCCGGTGGAGTCTTAAGCCTTATCGACTTTGCATGGTTCGCCTACTCAGGATCGAACATTGATTACAGCCTGAAGATTTTGGGGATGGTTATTGCTGTCGATTTCGTTTGTGCTTTCCGAAGGAAGTCTGAATGAGCGGGTGCTGCCTCTACTGCATTCATGCTCAGGCCTTCTGGATAGGACCCGACGGGAAGAAGCATCTTCCTCCAAAACAGTCCTTTGGGGACATGAACATCTACTGCCACCATCCGGACAAAGGCGCCGGCATCGAGTGCTATCCGATCTCGTTTGCTCGATGCACGGTATTTGAACAAGCAGGAGACGAGCAAATTCAACGCAGAAGAGATTTTTTCTCACAGTTTGAGCGTTGGTCTTCACACGCTCAGATCATCGCTCAACGGAACTCTAATGTTCTGGAAACGGCATCAAACAATTCAACCAAACAACAAAAATCCATCAGGAGGGATAAATGAAAAGGTTTTTACAAGCAAAAGGCAGGCTCAAGGTCGGTGAAATGAACCGAACTGAGGCCGCCTATCGAGATTACCTGGAACAACAGAAAAACTCTGGGTTAATTCTCAAATACTGGTTCGAGCGGTTCACATGGAAGATTGCCTCAAACCGATGCTCATACACGCCTGATTTTTTGGTCATGCGTCCGGATAAAACGCTAGAGCTTCATGAAGTCAAGGGATCCTTGAGGATCTTTGCCGATGACGCAAAAGTGAAATGCAAAGTCTGTGCTGATGAGTGCCCGATTCCACTGTTCGTCGTCACGCCGAAACCGAAGAAAGAAGGAGGGGGTTGGAATGTTCAGGCATTTTAACGTTGAAGCATTTGTTTTCTGGTGGCTCAATTCTGTGATGGCAATCTTCGCCCTTCTTTGGGTCGCTAAGAAGATTGCGGATTTTTTGGAGCACCGCGACAAGCTCAGGAAAAAGTTGGATTTCTTTGGGCTGTCAGCCATCGGGATTATTTATCTCTACTGCACGTTTAGTTACTTGAGGACTCTTGGATGACAGAAACAGAACAAAAACTCATTGATGATCTCAGACCTCGTTTGGACAATTGGCGGCGGGCATATCGTGACCGCGTTGTTAAAAACGTCTCAATTGCCTACGCGGTAGAGAGAGCTCTCGCACTGACAAGAAACAAGACGGATTTCTCTGAGGACTACACAGAGGATGATGGCAACAGCGGCATGAAGGCCCGCGAAGTCGACATGAGGGACGCGGATTTTCTCAATGTCGTTTGGCAAAACTTCTCGGCGCCGGGAACCGAAGTTCTCTCTATCGGAACCCATGGGTTGAATGTCCGGACAGCGAAACTGATTGTTCTGCTATATGTGTTTGGCTCCCAGTCTTCATTGAGCAAGGCAGGTAAGCGAATCTGGAACATCAAGCGGAGAAAGCTTGATCGGTGGACTGAAGATGCCTTGATATTTTTCGCTTTTCGAATTCGATATTTCGAACAAATCAACGAAAGGAAGGTTAAAGATGCTTTTTAAGATGAACCTATTTATTTTTTCTCGGAGTATCGCTATACTGACCTCGCTGTTGAACAACAGCGCGGGATTGGCGTCCCGCAAGGGTTTAGGCGATCAGTCGCCGAAAGGCGTTTTTTTATAGCTGATTGCAAGGGGATGGCGAAACGCCACCTCCTTTAAAAGTCTCTTATGAGCGAGGCTTTGGGAGTATCTAAAGATACGCCGTAACCTAAACTACGGGACGCCAATCCCAAAAGCCTTGCTCTCCACATTGGCGTGTGGAGACAAGTCCAAAAACTTGTTTAGGAGACAATTATGTCTAGTGCTTTATCTTTCACATTTGAGAATAAATCTCTTACTATTCTCGGCACAGTTCTTAACCCGCTCTTTGTAGCAAAGCAGGTCTGCTTAGCTCTTGGATTTAAAGATACTATCAATGCAGTTAAAACTCACTGCGACCCCGAAGACGTTTGTAAAGTCGAGGTTCAAACCAACGGCGGCAAACAGTTAGTCAACTGCGTAAACGAAAGCGGCCTGTACGCCTTGATCTTCGGCTCGAAACTTCCGAAGGCAAAACAATTCAAGCGCTGGGTCACGAATGAGGTTTTACCGGCTATTCGCAGGGCCGGACGCTACGAAGTTCCAACAGGTGACACGATCACCAACGCGCAACAAGTTGCCATCCAACAGGCAGTAGCAAGACGCGCAAAGAAAACGGCTGTGTACTATCAGACGATCTACCGCGCGATCAAGGTACGCTACCAAATCCCACGCTACACAGAACTCAAACAGTCGCAATTCGAGGACTGCCTGCGCTTTATTGAAACGGTTGACTTGAGCGTGCCCGAAGCTCCGACTACCACTCCTCCAGAGACCGAGAGGCCGCAAAGATACGTTGTTTACGCGGATTTCTTGAAGACCATGCAAGTGTTCTGCTACTACCAGCGCTACCTTTTCAGAAAACCTCTGATGCAGGCAATGCGGGTCATGCTGGCTTTGGATGTACCCGACGCAAGTAAACTTTGGGACGTTGTGAACAACCTTAATTTTGTTGAGCTCGAACGCTCGCTCGATGATCTCGGATTTTCAGTCAAAGACCTTGACTGTTACAAGCATTGGGCGTTGACGCACGCTGCCTAACAATCGAAATTTGAAACTCCGCCCCTCCAGCCCGAGGGGCTTCTTTTTGGTGTATAGTCAGAAGTAGACAATTTCAAGCCTGTTTGCCAGGCCGCCTAAAGGCTTAAAGATGACGGTTCCTTGCGGAGGAACCGGTGTGTCCGAAGAGAACGAGACACAGAGCGTTAAGTCAGGCGAATACGAGAGCTCCGATTCCGGGGCTTTTTTGTTATCTGTTGCCTCTCAGAGGTCAACAACGGAACTTTTATGATCGAACCTAATAAGTACGACATCCAGACTGCATCCATCCTTATCGATACCGCTAAAGCCGAACTGGATAGAAAAATTGCCGCCGAGCTCCCAGAGCAAACAAAGCGGCTGGCCTTCTACCAAGGCTTCTGCGTTGTGGTCCTCGGTGTCCTGTTCTATCTATTCGACAACCATTTCTTCCAAGGCTGGAGGATGTGGCTGGCAGTTGTTTCCGGAGCTTTAGGGTTTGCGTCCTTGCTGATGTCGATTATCTTTTCAAGCGGCGCTGCTTATCCTTCCGGAATTTGCAAGGATTACCTGAGATGGCTGAACACTCGGTACCCCGATGATGTGCCTGTTTTATCTGTCCAGAAGGATTTGCTCAAACAGTATCAGCGCTCGATTGATGCTCTGAACGCTATTCATAACAGACGAGGATATGCGCTCCGGACAATCAATTTTTTGTTGATTCTGTCAATTATCTTGGGGTGCTTGGCCCTTTGATTTCTTTAGCGGTTTCATTGTTGTCCACAACGTTTATCGACAAACCGCACAGCCTCTCGGTGGGCTTAAGCACCGAGCCAAACAAAGCAAAACCCCGACAGTTGCGAGCTGTACGGGGTTTTTAGTGTCAACCTAGAACCAGTAGGTCGATATGGAAATTATATCAAAGCACTGTAGGAAGCTAGTCATGGAACTATTAGACCGTTATCCGAAATGGTCCTTTTTTCTCCGTTGGGGTTTCTCCATCATTGCGATGATGTGCATGACCGTCATATCTTTTGCCTTCGCTTACTCGCTGATTAAGTAGTCAAGCGACAAAGTTACAACATCCAGCAAGTCTAGATTCCCAACGGGAAGATGCTCACTCCGCTGGATTTCTAATTCTCCTGACGAGAATGTCGGAGAAAACCGCCTTAACAAACTATCTCCTTGGGGTTGGTTGGAGTGCGCTCGGCTGAAAGATGTCGGGCGCACCTTTTTTAAGCTATGAAAGAATCTGAACTCAAAATTCTTTACAGGCCGGTCAATGACCTGATTCCGTATGCAAACAATGCCCGGACGCATTCTGAGGAACAGGTGAATCAAATCGCCAGTTCGATCAAGGAATTTGGGTTCAACAATCCTATCCTTGTGGATGAACAGGGCGGAGTGATTGCCGGACATGGACGCTTGAAGGCGGCCAAAAAACTTGGGCTTAAGGTTGTCCCGACCATCGAACTAAGCGGATTATCCGATCCGCAGAAGAAGGCCTTTATCCTCGCAGACAATCGAATTGCTCTTAATTCTGGTTGGGATATTGATCTCTTGAGAATTGAGCTGCAGGAATTGCAGGATACAGATTTGGCGCCGGTCACTGGTTTTTCCGACGAAGAGTTGAATGCTTTGTTGTGTGGAACCACCGAACCCGCTGAGGAAGAGGAAGAACCGGAAAAAGAGGAGCCCGAGGCAGACCGCTTTAATCTGACGCTCTCAATTCCGATCGAATACAAAGAGCAGGTTCAGGATTTCGTTAAGAGTTTCGGACCTGAGGATTTAATTCAGAAGATCATCGATGTGACCAGTTAACCAAAAGAAGGTTGAAGGCATGGAAGAAAAAGTTCAAAAGAAGCGGACTCGTCCACGCATTCAGATTGATCTGGAGAAGGTTGAACAACTGGCTCAGGTTTGTGACAACGAGGAAGAGATTGCTCTCGCGCTCGGGATTAGTTATCGAACCTTGAGAAATCGAAAAAAAGATTTTGCCAATTTTGCCACCGCCATAAAAAAGGGAAAGGCTAAGGCCAACGCCTTTGTTGGTGGCAAGTTGATGGCTCTCATCCGAGAGGGAAATCCGGCAGCGACCATTTTTTACATGAAGAGTCGCTGTGGGTGGAAAGAGACTGACCGTAAGGAAATTACCGGCAAAGATGGAGAGCCGGTTAAAGTCGACAAGGTTAACCAGCTGGATCTAAGCAAGCTCACCTTGGAACAATTAGACGCGCTGGAGGGTATTGTGAATGCGGCTTCCAACGATACAGGAGATCAGACTAGCTAAGGCCCGAAAGGGCTTGTCTTACTTCACATTGCACACAAAACCTGACTACCTGCTCGGCTGGGTACACAAAGAAATTTGTGATGAGCTAGACAGGTTCCTGCAGGACGTGGCGGACAAAAAGTCTCCTCGGCTAATTATCACGATGCCTCCGAGATCCGGGAAGAGTGAGCTTGTTTCTAGGCGCTTTCCGGCTTTTGCCCTTGGGAGAAATCCGGAGCTTCAAATCATCGCAACATCGTATTCTTCAGACCTATCACAGCGCTTCAACAGAGATGTTCAGCGCGTAATAGATGATGAGAAATACTTTGACCTGTTTCCGAATACTCGGCTCAGCAATTCGAGAGTGCGTACCGACTCCCGGGGATCCTATATAAGAACCTCTGACCTCTTCGAGATTGTTGGTCATGCCGGCGCCTATCGTTCTTGCGGTGTGGGTGGGGGCATAACAGGTCAGGGTGCCGATATCCTGATTATCGATGACCCGATTAAAGACCGAGCTCAAGCAGGTTCTAAGACTATTCGAGACTCCATTTGGGATTGGTACACATCGACCGCATACACCCGACTGTCTCCCGGAGGAGGCGTCATCGTAATGGCCACCCGTTGGCACACAGACGATCTGATTGGTCGATTGATCCAGAGAATGGGAGAGGGAGATACATTCCGGATCGTGAATTATCCGGCAATTGCGGAGCATGACGAATTGCACCGCAAAGCTGGGGAAGCTCTGCATCCTGAGCGGTATCCGCTCTCAACTCTGCTGCAGATCCAGAAAACGATCGGCAGTCGTGACTGGGAGGCACTGTATCAGCAGCATCCGGTTCCCGATGGCGGTGCTTTATTCAAGCTCGAGTGGTTTAGAAGATGGACAGCAACAAGCCTTCCGCCAGAGTTTGACCATACGCTCATGTCGTGGGATATGACGTTCAAGGATTCCAAAAACTCCGACTATGTGGTCGGTCAAGTGTGGGGCAAAAAAGGACCGAATTTTTACCTGCTTGATCAAGTACGGGGCCAATGGGATTTTGTGAAGACAAAAGAGATGGTCCGAGTTCTTGCCCATAAGTGGCCGCGTGTTGTCCGGAAGCTGGTTGAAGATAAGGCGAACGGATCGGCGGTGATCTCTGAGCTGAAATCTACGGTTTCGGGATTTGTTCCGATAACGCCCACTGAATCGAAAGAGGCCCGGGCATCGTCCGTCACTCCTTATTTTGAGGCAGGGAATGTTTTTATTCCGGAAGACAGTGCAGCACCTTGGGTGCCGCATTACGTCAGCGAGTTGCTTGAGTTTCCCGCAGGTTCTCACGATGACCAGTGTTTCGTTGCTGGAACTAAGGTGGCCACTCTTTTTGGAGACAAGCCGATAGAAAAGATTAAGGCGGGCGAAATGGTTCTAACCCCATTCGGTCTTAAACGTGTTTTGTTCTCCGGAAAGACAGGTACCAGAAATGTGATATCGAAGTTTGGAGTAACGGCTACTCCGGATCACCCATTTATTACGCGAGATGCGGAGATAAAAGCGTTCCAAACGGTTGAGGAGGAAGAATGCATCAAGCTCAAATACCGCAACTTGATAAATCCAATCCTGCAGAGAAGGTTACGTTCAACGGCGTTACCTATCGTCTCATGGGATCGAGGAAGTATTACCTTAGCCAGTCCACCACGAACGAAGGCAGGAAAGCTCCGAAAGGGCTCCATGTGGCTATATGGGAATTCTTCTCTGGGAAAACTGTGCCTCAAGGGTTTCATATCCATCATAAGGACGGCAACACTTTCAATAACGAATTTAGCAATCTTGAGTGTTTATCACGGAATGAACACTGCAAGAAAACTAATTACAAAACTGAAAGGGTCAAAAAACATCTTGACAAGGTGCGGCCGCTTGCAAGTGCATGGCATAGAAGCGAAGAAGGAAGAAGTTGGCATCGCCAGCATGCTAAAGAAAGGCTTCCGACCTTTTATCAATGTGTCTGTTCGCTTTGTGGCTCCATTTTTGAGGCAAAAAGTCCAAACGGAAGGTTCTGCTCAAGAAAGTGTGAAACCAAATACAGATGGAATTACGAGTGTTATTCGGTCACAAAAAAATGCGAAATCTGTGGTCAAGAGTTCACTTCCATCGAGGGTGGAGGCAGAAAACCCAGAACTACATGCTCCAGAGCTTGTAGCCGAAAGCTGGGGTGGAATAGAGCCCGTTTACAACCTGTGTGTGAGTGATGTTCACATGTTTTTTGCAAACGGAGTCTTAGTTCACAACTGTGACGCTACAACTCAGGCATTGAATTACTTCCGGAGTGGAAAAGGTGTCATTTTGACCCGAGAGCAGATGCAGCAGGCACGTTTTAGATTTTGAAAATCATGAATCAACTAGACGAAAACAAACGCCGAAAGATCAATCAAAAGATCATCGATGCGGCAAGCTCTCGCTTCGTGCCCCCTAGAACATCGTTCTCTCCGGAGGAGGCTAAAACACTCTTTTATCCTCCGATCACCTTAAACACAAAAGAGCCGGAGAAAGCAGAGTCTCGTTTCACAAATGATGCCGCGATTGGCTCGAGTTTCAATGCGTACTATGCATCGTTGACGCAGCACGCTTTGGATCTAGGACAGTTCCCGATGACATCGTTTGTCGGCTATGGCGTCCTGCAGAATATCGCGCAAAACGGCATGATCCGCACCTGCATTCAGACCGTTGCGGATGATATGTGCCGGGAATGGATTCAGGTCGAGGGCGGAGAAGACGAATCGGCAGACAACGTAAAGAAGCTACAAGATCTTCAGGAGAACAAATATCGACTGAGGAAGCTCTTTAATGAAGCTCTGAGCATCGTTGGTTTCATGGGCGGATGCTTCATTTTCGTTGACACCGGAGTTGAAGGAGAGGCTCTAAAGCTTCCTCTCAACTATTCCGACAAGTCAGCCGAGCTAGTGGGCGAGGATAAGACAGTCAAATTTATTGTCATTGATCCGGTCAATGTTTCTCCTGGTTTTTACAACGCCAACCAGCCGCTCAAAGACGATTACCTAAAGCCAAAGTCTTGGTTTGTTTTTGGTCAAGAGGTTCACGCTTCCCGCATGATCAGGCTCGTGGACAATGAGCCTCCTTTACTTCTGAGGCCAGCCTATAACTTCCTTGGAATCCCACAAGCTCAGATTCTTTGGGATTATGTTCTGCACTGGAATAAAGCCAGAGAAACAGGCGTCAGCATCCTGGAGAAACTGAACCTCACGGTATTCAAAACGAATTTTGCCGAAGCGCTGCAAACTGGCGGCATCGAGCAGTTAGACGCGAAGATGATGCTGTTACAGCGTTATCGCTCGAATGAGGCCATTTTCGCTTGTGACTCTTCCGAGGATCTGCAGAACATCACTCTGACGATCTCAGGAGTTGAAGGCATCATCCGGCAGGCATTGGAATTCATTGCGGCTATCAACCGCACGCCGGCGGTCAAGCTCCTCGGAATCTCTCCGAGTGGTTTCAACGCGACCGGTCAGAGCGATATCCGGAATTACTACGACCACATCAAGTCGAAGCAGGAGCTCAATCGAGATGCAATTCAAACCGTCTTGAAAGCTATCCAGTTGGTTGAATTTGGACACGTTGATCAGTCTATTACATTCAAGTTCAACGAACTCGGAGAGGCCGATGCCGCTGCTACAGCAATCACAGCTAAGACGAAGGTCGACATGTTGGCTGTGCTGCAGGATCGCAATGTTCTGAGTGCTGAAGAGGTTCGTGAGTTTGTCCGTCGTGATACGGATATGGGTTTGGACTTCATTCCGGAAGAATTGCCGGAAGGGATGGAAGGCGAACTCATGACTGATGATCCCAGTCAGCAGAATGAGCTGATGAATAACTTTCTGAAGCAGCGATCGGCTGAGAATGTGGCGCCGGCGCCGAAGACTGACGAAGACAAAGCTGGAGAGATTTTCTAATGAAGACTGCTCGTGCCGTTCAGCCGAACCTTGGCAGACAAGCAAAATTCAAAAATAAGCTCGACACCTTCTTGAAGTCCTTCAGAAATAGGGTTCTCAACGAGATACTTCTTTATCTGTCTGATGCTGGAGGATTGACCGAGGACGCTTCCTTAACGTTCCGTCCGGATGATCCTCTCGATCGCGCACGGCTTCGGAATATCAAGGAACGAATCAACCGTTTGGTTCTTCGTGATCCTGATCGATTCCGTCGCAATGTTGATGACTTCATTGCCCGCAACATGGGCAACTGGATGAAAACCGCAGATCGGGAAACACGTCAGATCGCTGAATGGTACGTGAAGAATCTCGCTACTGATGTCTCAACAGCCCAGAAAGCATCACTTCTGGCTGCAGGAGTTCCGGCTTCGGTTTTTGCCTACGAGATGAGGCAGACGCGAAAGCACTTTTTCATTACGCCACAGGCGGTGAATGAGCTCCCGCGTATGGTCGCCGACACGACAAGTCTCATCAGCAACATCACAACGTCTGAGCTGACAAACATCCGTGCGGCCTTTATGGATGCGTATGAAGGTCGCGGTACCTATTCGCAGATTGTCGAAGCTCTTGGCCGTTCTTCTTCTTTTACTGCTCAACGAGCTCAGCGTGTGGCAATTGACCAAACTCTCAAATTGAATCAGCAGATTCAGCAGGCTAACTGCAAAGGTTTGGGCATTACTCGCGGGGTTTGGATTCACGTCCCCGGTAAGTACACCTCTCGCGAGAGTCACATTGAGATGAACGGCAAAGAGTTTGACCTTTCTAAAGGTCTTTACGACAAGGAAGTCGGGCGGAATGTAATGCCAGGTGAACTTTACTGGTGCAGATGCCAGTTCAGAAGCATCCTTCCGGACTAAACAATTTTCGAGGTTATTACTGTGGGAAATCTAAAACGCACGGTTGCAATTGATTCTGTGAGCGTTCGATCTGTTGACGACAATGGCTTCCTTCATGTCGAAAAATCTCCGCTGACGCGTGTTCAAGTTGCTCCGTATTACGGGCAGGAGATTGCAGGCTGGCGAGAGCTCGGACTTGATCCGGAGAAGATCTATCACGCCTATCGACCGCCTGAGGAGCTCAGTTCTCCCGAAACGATTCAATCAATTAACGGTATCCCGATTCATCTTGAGCACCACGATGATCGCGGAGCCCCCGAGAACAAACAAACTCGGGTCGGAACTACCGGAACGGACGGAGCTTTTGAGGCTCCGTTTTTAGTTAACTCTCTGCACATTTACGACAAGGACGCACGCAGCAGGATCGAGGACGGTTCAATGCGTGAGTTGAGTCTTGCGTACACGTTCGAGCCCGACTTCACGCCGGGTGAGACACCTGATGGAGAGAAATACGACTATGTGCAACGCAAGATCAGAGCGAACCATCTTGCGCTTGTTGAAACTGGGCGCGCTGGGCCTGAGGTAAGAGTTCGCGATTCTAATAAGGACTTTCTCAATATGGAAAAAGATGACGCTGTTGAGCAGGCTGAAGTGACGTTAGCAAAGGCGATTATCGATTTGCATTCCGTTGATCCCAACGGAAAAATCGTTGACGGCGCTCAAGATGATGACAAAGACGCGATGATTCAAAAAATCATCGAAGGACTGAAGGCAAAAGGCCTGACGGATGAAGAGGCTGAAAAGCTTAAGACCACTCTGTCTGACCTGGCTTACTCTCAGGCTACAGGAGACGAAGATCCTAAGCCTGATGATCAAAAAGAGGCTCAGGACGACGATCCGGAACTTGATGAAAAGATGAAGGATCCGAACTTCAAGGCTGGTTTTGAAGCTGGCGTTCTCTACGGTGAAAAACGTGAAAAGGACGATCCTAAACGCATCGATTCTGATCACGAACGCGAAGGCGAAGAACGCTATCTCGAAAAAGAAGCAGAAGATGCACTGAAATCCTGTGGTCTTGATGAAGCTTCTGAAGAAGAGAAGAAGGCTTTTGCTGCCGGATTGAATTACGTCCAGAAGAAAGATGAAGGCGCACAAGATGAGGATCCGAAACCTGATGATGGCAAAGAAGAGAAGAGTTCTGCCTCTGACTCCATGAAGATTCTCCGAAACGCCATCTACTCTGAACTGGCCGCAATCGAAGAAGTCAAGCCGGTGTTAGGTGTTATCCGTGCCGGATCCTATGACTCCGCAGGTTCCATCTATGTGGCAGCACTCAAGAAACTCGGTTTGAAAAACATCCCCGCATCCGAAGCTCGTTCTGCGTATCGCGCCTACATGCAGGGTCGAAAGGCCTTAGCTGGTGCGAAAGACTCCGGCGCCAAGGTGACCGAGAAGCCGACTGCCGTCAGCGCAATTTTGAACAATGTTAAATAAATAGGAGATTTTTTGATGCTTCAAAAATCTGTAGGTCTCTATCCTGCTATCGGTATTCCGGGACAGCAGGTTGCATTCAATCAGGCCGTCTACACGCCTCAGAACTACTTGTCTGACGGTACTGTCCAGTGCGGTGGTTTTGCGTTTGCTGTAGCCGCCTCCACAACCGGAACAGCCGTGAAATTCCCAATCGCATCCTTGAAGGGCTCTGCAGGGGCCAAACCGATCGGTTTTGTTGAGCGCACGTTCACAGCGTCCATCGAGCTGGGCACAGATACTCCGGACATTTATCCGAAAGGGGCTGAGCTGACGATTGCCGTTCGAGGTGACTACTACATCGTCGCACCTGCGGCCGCAACCATCGGTCAAGCTGTTCTCTGTGATCCGACCACTGGCGCCATCACATTTGGTGCTGCCGGTGCCGCAAATGACACCGGTTGGACAGTTCAGACGGCTGGTGCAAAGGGCGACACGATCATCATTTCCAATCACGGCCTCGGTTATCAGCCTGCCGCGAGCGGATCCTAATCTGAGGTAAAAAATGAACGATTTTGAATTAGCAAAGCAAAAAGGCGTGCATGGTGTGGAAGCAAAAGGATTCATGTCCTATTCCACAGACGCCAAAGGTAAGATCAACGTCGACTACGATGCAACGGTTAAGGCAATGGCTCGAGATGCCGCATTGCAGACTCCCGTGTCTGTCGGCGTCCCTTCCGTCTTCACGACATTCATTGACCCGCAGGTCGTCCCCATCCTGTTTGCCGCCCAGAACGCTACAAAGATTTTCGGCGAAGAAAGAAAGGGTGACTGGACAGATAACTTCTTCACCTTCCCGGTCGAAGAGTATGCCGGCAATGTGACTCCTTACTCTGACTTCGCAGAGAACGTCTCCACAGACGTGAACGTTGATTACCCGACTCGCGAAAATTTCTTGTTCCAGACCGTCATCAAGTATGGCGATCGTGAAGTCGGCCTTGCGGCCAAGGCCAAGTTGAATGTTGTTTCTTCTAAACAACAGGCTTCTGCTTACGTGATGGCGATGGCTCACAACAAGTTTGCGCTTTATGGCGTCGAAGGTAAGAAGGTCTACGGTCTGTTAAATGACCCGAACCTGAACGCTTCGATTTCTCCGATCTCCATCACCACGGGATCTACCGCTAACTCTACGTGGACAGCAAAGTGCGCTGCACAGCCTGAGAAGACTGCCAACATTGTCTATAACGACATTAACAAGCTTTGGGCTGAAATTAGCAAGAATAACGGCGGTTTGGTTGATCAGAACTCCCGCATCATTCTCGCTGTCAGCAACACCAGAGCTCCTTACCTGACCGAGCCGAACTCCTTCGGTCTTACGGCCATGACTATGCTCAAGCAGTCATTCCCCAACATCGAGGTTGTTCAGCTTCCTGAGCTGACTACAACGGCTGGTGAAATGCTGTACATGACTGTTCCAGACCTGTTTGGCATTGAGACTGGTATCTGCGCATTCTCTGAGAAGTATTTCTTGGGTCGTGTGGTTCCGGAAATGTCCAGCTACAAGCAAAAGGTCGTTGGCGGAACTTGGGGTGCTGTTATTCGTCGTCCCAGCCTCGTTGCCACGATGCTCGGCATCTAACCTGAACTAACCAGCTACGGAGGCCCGATCTCTCGGGCCTCTTTCTTAGGAGATTGAAATAATGGCTCGTACAAACACAACTCAGAAAGCAACATCCGGAAAGGTTGTCGCAGACAATTTCAGCAATACCCAGAAGAAGAGCACTGCTAAAACTCAGTCCACGGTGATCATTGCTTGCACTCTGGCACACGGCCTCAAATTTGATGATGTGCCGAATGGCAATGGCGGAACAAAAACGATCGTTTTTCCGGGCGTAAATGATTCGCTTAGAGGAAAACGTGACGGGATCCTGCTGGGCAAGGGAAACTCTGTCGCATTCCAGATCGATAAAGAGGACTGGGAAAACATCAAGCGCATGCATGGTCAGGAGGCTGTATTCACAGGCGTGAATGGCGGTATTCCGTGCCTGCTTGAGATGAAATCAGTTCAAGAATTCAGAGGCCGCGAGGACGAGTTAAAAGAAGCGTCCCACGGCCTCAATCCGATCGATCCTGAATCGGTCAACGTTGAAGAAGTTAAGAACGAAGAAGGTTAACAAAATGGCTGTCGTCGTCTTTGATCCTGAAAAATTTCGAATCCTTCATCCTGCGTTTTCGGATGAAGTCAAATTCCCGGACGATACTCTGCAGTTCTACTTTGATTTGGCGGTGGAGTTCGTAGGGAATACGGACGCCGACAGCTTTGCTCCTTACGATCCGGATAACAAGATCTATACAAGGGAGCGGCTCCTTGATCTTGTAACCTGCCACCTGCTGACACTCAGCCAGCAGCCGAATGGTCAGGTTGGCAGGATTGCTAGTGCTACTCAGGGAAGTGTGAGTACAAGTTTTGACCTTCTGAAAACGAATACTTTTGTCGGAGATTGGTGGGCTCAAACCCAATGCGGCGCCATGTACTGGACGCTGACTGCCAAATACCGAATCGGCGGCAGAGTTTATTCCGGAAATAATTACCATCCGTGGGGATGACGATGGGCATCAACATCACATCTAACAATGCGTTCAAAAAGCTGTCAGAGAAGATCAAGGCCGATAGCAATAAAAAACTAGAGGTCGGAATAATGATTCCGGACATCGCAACCATTGGGATGTATCTGGAATATGGGTGGGTCCAGTCAGTGACGAGCAAGCAAGGACACTACTTGTCGGCTCAGCTTGGACTGCCTCCGAACAGCAAATTCACGACTCTCTACATGCCCCCGCGTCCGTTCATGAGAGCTACCTACGCTCACAAAAGAGCGGAGTGGCAGGAAATATTCCGAAAGTATTTCCTAAAAACTTTCGACATTACATATTCCCTCAAGACAATGGGTCAGGCCGCAGTAGACGATATTGTTCAGACGATTGACAACGCAGGTATCCCTGCAGGATCGTTTCCTAAAAGATCAGCCCTTACGATGGCTCTTTTTGAAGCTACAGGGGAAATCGCTAAGGTTCGCAAAGCAAAGGGTGGTGGAAAACTTGCCAATAACGTAAACACGACTAAACCGCTGACCCTAACAGGCGTTCTTAGAACCTCTATTCAAGCGAAGGTTTCCTAATGTCTCTCAACCTACACGCAATTGTCCGCCAGGCGATTAACGCCAACTATGCTGACGAAATATTCAAGCTGTATCGATCGGTCGGCCAAAAGAATGTAGGAGGAGTCGTCCAAGCGTATTACGCACCGCCTGAAGAGATTCAGGGGAATTTTCAAAGCGAAGGCGATAGCGCTCTTGACCATGCCAACTTAGCCGGACAGAACACCATCATCCGGCGCCTGTACCTCTACGCATCGAGCGACCAGAAGCAGCGGCCTTGGGCAATCTATAGGCCATTAGCGAGGTCGGGAGATTATGTCGAAGATTCCAAAGGAGGCCAGTGGTTGATCACTGCGGTGATCGAGGATTTTTCGGACGCAGGTTGGGAGGCGGTCCGCTGCACATTCCAAACCACGCCTCAGAAGCTGAACATCGTAGAGGAAGAAGATGAAAGCACAAAACCTGAGCCCGAATATCCGGACAGCGATCCAAGAATTTCTTGAGATATTTGCAGTTCCGGAAGTGGCGCCGGAAAACATTTTCTACGGTAACCAGAACAATCTGGCATTGCCTCCTGAAGGGAACGATTACGTCATCTATTCCTACATCTCCAGCGTTCGACACGGGACGAGTGCCGAGGACTGGGAGCAGGACCAAAACGATGACAACGTTTATCTCTCAACGACTACAGAGGTTTTGGTTCAGGTCGATTGCTACGCATCGACTTTAAACGGCTCCGACGGAATGAATGCCATGCTGAGGGCTCAGGCCTTGGAGACTGTATGCAGGTCTCATGTCGGCGTCCAGTTCTTTGTTGATAGAGGAATCAGCCTGCTTCATGCGGACGATCCTAGAGACACCACCATTGTCGGGGACTCTGACAACTATGTCAGGAGATCCACTCTGATGATTCATCTCAGCATGCAGAGCCAGATCAAAGTTTCGATGGGCTTCTTTAGTGCGGTTGATGTTGACCTGAAAAACGTTGATGTGAGCTACCCGCCGAAGGAAAAGGAATGAACGAGCAACTTGCTTTCAAACTTGGGCGTGCATTCAAGCTCGGAGTAATGTATGGGCTCGGGAGAACTTACGCAACAAACCCTGGCGATGCTCAAGACGCCGCAAAGTGGATAACGGTGAATGGCACTCATATACCAGTCGGTAAGAATGGCAAACTGGAAGGGAAAGTAGGAAAGAAGGTAGAAAGCCAGCAGTCCTATCCGAAATCGGGAAAAAATCTCATTGAGAGTCCGCCTTCAAAGGATATTCATAGTTACTTGCAAAAGGCTGGAGGTAATCCCGCTAAAGCTATCGTTCTCTATTACGACAATGAACTGCGAGGAGGTTCGGTTAGCACTGTGGTGGAGATATCTGGGAAGAAGCGAACAGTTTCTGTCGTTTTCGATGGCAAAGGGAGAAAGGAATTTAAGAAATTTTCTGGACACCTACGAGAAATACTAGAGGTTCTTCCTTTTGTTCCAGAAGTAATAGAAAAAGGCTCATACTTCGGGAGGAAAGAGGCTGTCAACCATTCTCCGCAAGTGGCCTTTCATACAAAAATGAAAAACGTAAGGGTTAATGGTATTAAAAAAACAGTGGCTGTCGATATAGGAGAAACGTCAAGCACTGATTTCCATGCGTACAACGTCAACACCGAAGGAAATCGATGGTTTGATAAGAAAAAGGCTTCTGAAGTTTTGCGTTTCTAGATCTTCATTATTTTAAAAATCCTCAATAAAACA